CCGCGGGCCTTCATGTCCTTCTTGCTTTCGAGAAAAATCGTACCCTTGCTGTCGGGCTTGGTCTTCGGCCCGATCAGGTCCGACTTCAGGAAGCGGTCCTCCGGGATGCTGGCCGTCTTGAGCCAGTCGCGCATGGCGCCCCACATCTCGGCCCGCTTGTTGCCGTACATGAGTTGCTTCTGCGCCTTGTTGCCGAAGTTCACGCCGCGCACCTTGTAGCGCTGCTCCTTCAGGCGGTCCACGACGCCCGCGCCGAGGCCGCCCTCGTCGATGACGGTCAGCGCAGGCTTGTACTCTTCGATGGCGTCGATGACGTGCCCGACCACTTCCATCGTGTCTGCGCCGCGCAGCCGCTTGATGGCGATCAGGTCGCGGCCTTGCCGCACCGCGATGACGGTGGCGTCGCTGCCGAACCGCGCCGGGTCCACGCCGATGGCGATGGGCGCCGAGGTGTCCTTGTATTTGGGCCGCTTCATGGCGTCGTCCACGAGGTTGACGGCGATGAACTGGTCGTCGCCTTCCGACGGGAACTGCCCGTAGACTTCGACGTTGGCTTGATAGCTGTCGCTGCCGTACTCGTCGATGATCTGCTGGTAGAGGTTCTTGTCCGTGCCCTCGACATCACGCGCGTCGATGTTGCGTGTGCGCCAGAAGTTGCGCTTGGAGTTGAACGCTTCGTAGAAATAGCCCGTGTTGCGGCGCGGGTTGGAGAAGGCCAGATGGAAGCGGTTGGGCGTGTTTTCGGTGAAGAAGCCGTTGGCGACCGACCAGATGCTGTCGGGGATACCACTGGCTTCGTCGAAGATCAGCATCACACCGTCGAAGTTGTGAACACCTGCATAGCTGTCCGGGTTCTCTTCCGACCACAGCCGGCCTTCGACCGACCAGTAGCGCGTGCCTTTCTTCAGGTCGCGCTCGACGATCTCGGTCAGCCACTTGGCCGGCATGATGCGCGTCGCGGCGACCTCGAACCAGTGGCTGTTCAGCGCCATCGCCAGCCACTTGGTGATTTCAGCCCATGTGACCGAGCGTAGCTGCGCTTCCGAGTTGGCCGAGATGATGGTCGTCGAGCCGATGCGGGTCGAGAGCATCCAGATGGTCAGCCACGAGACCAGTGCCGACTTGCCGATCCCGCGGCCGGAGGCGACCGCTTCGCGGAAAGTGTCATAGTCGATCTTGCCGTTGTTTGAGCGGATGTGGTCGCGGATGTCGGTCAGGATGTCGCGCTGCCATTTGCGCGGGCCGTGGAAGTGCTCCAGCGGCGTGCCCTTCTCGCCCCACGGGAAGGCCAGCAGTACGAAGGCCAGCGGGTCATCCTTGATGGCCGGCGACCACAGCCGCGCCATCAGTTCCATTTCGTCTTGTGCTGAGTAGATCGGCTGCTGCATCAGAACTGCCGGCCGTACTGGCTCAGGCCGCTCATGCTGCCTATACCGCCGAACAGGCCCGCTCCGCGGCCGTAGGCGCTGCCGTAGCCCCCGAAGCTGGCGTTGCCCCTGTAGCGCCCGTACGGGGCTGCTGGCGGCCGTGCGTAGGCACTACGCGCCATGTAGTTCAGCGGGGCCTGCTGCGCCTGCCCCATCGGCGTCGGCTGCTGGTAGGGCAGGAACGGCGTCATGGTGCCGAACGCCGGCATGGGCGGCAGGTCCGCCATCGTCGGCAGCGGCGCCATGTCCTGCGTGCCTTGCAGGCCGCCGGTAGCGTCCGACGGCTGGTCGAACCCACCAAAGTCCGCGCCGGGCGCCGGCGGCGGTGCGCTGGGGCCGGGGCTGAAGGCGTAGCCGTACTGGTAGCCACCCAGCCGCTCGTCAGTGCTGCCGGGACGCTCGTAGGCCGGACCGCCTTGTGGGGGCATGTACCGCAGATAACCGTTAGTCATCGCGTTGCGCATCGACCGTCTCCGTAGGTTGGTTGAGGTCTTCTAGCGCATTTACGGGCGAGTAGATACCCTCGATTACGCGCGTCTGCGCACGCTCCAGCGCGCCGATCACCGAGATTTGCTGGTCCACGTTCACGTCGATCTGCTGCTTGCTGACCCAGCCGTGCTGATGCTTCAGGATTTCCAGCGCCGCCTTACTGTCGCCGTCGGCCGCCGCGTCGTAGAGCGTCTTCGCCGCGCTGTACTCGCCGTCTGCCCGGCCCTTCAGTTCAGCCATCTCCACCAGCGGGTCGAACTCGTGCAGCCGGCGGTACTGCGCCGGGGTCAGGCCAGCGGCCAGCGCAAGGCTGTCGCCCTTCAGGCCATAACGGGCTGCGTTGTAGATCGCCTCCAGTCGCGCCTCTGTCGCTTCCGGTCGCTCTGGCGTGAACGGCAGTGAGTAGAAGGTCATGGCTGCAACATACTCTGCTGCGCCTTGGCTGGCAAGTGGCGCGACAGCGTTCCCGAATACGCCGCCGCGCCACCCCCTCGACATGAACGCGCTGGAGCGTCGCGCCCATGTGGCTCCTATACCGTAAAGCCATCTGCGGTGTCGGGATGGGACAGTAAAAAAATTTTATTACGAAAAAAAATTTTTGCAAAAAATTTTGATGCGGTTTGCTGTTTTGCAAAAAATTGTTTGCGACCCGTGCCCGTGACAATCACACGCCGCTCGGCCCCACCCCCTCCCCCCTCAGCCGAAGGCTGCCCGGCAAACAGAGCCGCGCTCTGGATTTCGGCCGGACCTTTTGGCCTGTGGGTCATGTGGGTCATGGAAAACACATTGGCTGGCTGGCAGTCAGACTCACATCATTGTCTACTTGCAGGGTAGACAAATGAGAACATCGGCCAGCCAGTCAGTCGATCGACGCAACATCCGAAAAGCCACACAACAAATTGTGTTGCAGATTGCCGATCGGCCGAAACTTACCCTCAAATGTGCAGCACATTTTGTTATTTTGTTGTTTAGAACAAACCGTAAACAAATCGGGAAGATTAGTTTGAGGGTAGCTGAGTAGCCAAAATGCGTCGACGCGCTCTAAGGGGCCTTTCCGGGCAATTTAGACGTATACATTTTTGCAACACATTGTGTTGCGTTTGAGCAACTGAACCGGGGGGCGGAATGCGTGGGCGATGGGGGGGGCGGAATGCGTGGGCTGTGGGTCGTGTGGGTCATGTGGTCACTAGTTTTCAATCGCACCCACTAGTAACTCTTATTGCGAACCATTCTCATTAAAAACCAAATCTCCATAAATACAGATTAGCATGACCATTTAACCCACAAGCCCCAAATCACTAGCTTTCTTGCGGGTTTGAGCGTGGTCACCCGTCTACCCTCATAATTACCCACACACGTACCAAAACGCCCACGTTTTCGACCCACTACTGACATCAATGTCAGTACCGTAACACTTTATAATATACGCCCCGAAAACTGTGGGTCATTTAGCCTGACTTGTGGGTCATTCTCACGCCCCGCATTCCGCAACAAAAAGTGTATTGCATCTACCCTCAAAATCTGTATTCTGCGCAGGCCAGACAGGCACAGACAACGGAGCAAAACGACATGACCTATGAAATTTTCGAGACTAGCGGCATTGGTCCAGCCCGCCGCAAGACTGTGCACGCAAGCGCTGACACGCTCGCAGACGCAGTCGCGCTTGCGCGTTCCATGTTCAACGTGATCGACCTTGAAATTGACGCGCTCAACCCGCGCTGCGCTGATTTTTATACCGCCTGCAACCGCGTTATGTCGATCGAGCCGTGGGCTTGATCGACGCCACCACACAGACACAGGAGCAAACGACATGCGCGACAACTGCCTCAACAAGTACGCCACGCCCGGCGAAGCCCGCGCCGCCCGCAAGCTGATCAAGGCGGCGCTGGCCGCTGGCTATACCATCAGCGTCAACGACGGTGAGGAATTTACCGTCAAGCGCTCGACCCGTGAGACCGAAATTGTCGACGCGCTGGCGACCACTGGCGAAGATCGGCTGTTGCTGCGCTTGCCGGTGTCCGGCGATGTCGTTGGCTCGTTCTGGCTGATTTACGGTAACGACCCCAGCGGCGAAGAACTGATTAGCGACCACAGCGACAATCCCGCCTGTGAAGCGCTCTATAAGGCCGCCTATCGCGTGAAAACCACTATCTGACCATCAACCCGCCGCGCGCACGAGCTGCTGCGCGCGGCACCACACAGGAGCAACTGACATGGCATTCAAGATCGAACCTTTCGGCGGCCAGCGTTATAACGGCCACTACGCCGACCACGGCGATATCCGCCAGTACCTCGGCCTTCCCCGCAACGCGAAGCTGCCGCACAATATGTGGACGCAGACCAGCGTGCCGCTGACAGACGGCCGTACGACCATCCTGTCGGTCAAGCCTAGCACGCCCGCCCCTGCTGGCGAACGCCGCTGGCGCAATAAGTCCAGCGCGCACCGCTGCTACGTGATCTGCCCTGACTGCATGCACGCAGTACCCGCCGGGCGCACGCACCAGCACAAGTGCAAGAAACCGCACGCATGAACCGCCGCCTGATCATCGACGCCGCCGCTATCCTGATCGCGCTGCCCGGCCTCGTGCTGGCGCTGGCGCTTATCCTGCCGAACTGAAAGGCTTTCGCTATGACCGACCGCAACGCTAATATGCTGCACTACATCACCGCCGGGGAACGGCTTTGGAACGGTGTTATTATCACCGCACCGCTCGCAGCTGCATACAACCGCCTGACAGATAAGATCGCGGCGTATGACCGCGCCGGGCGCAAAACGCCCGAGCACATCCTAAACGGCCGTCACAATCTGCTGAACGGCTATTACAATTGGTGACCGCCGATCGACCGGATCTGGCCGACCGATCGACCGGATCCGCCATACAATCCACTACAGTAGAGGAAACGACACTATGACCGACATCGCACACCCTAATTCGATCGCCGTCCCGGCCGTCATGCTGAAGGCCGCGCTGATCTGCGCATCGACCGAACAAGCCCGTTACTATCTGAACGGCGTTTACGTGGATCCGAAAGGCTTTCTCGTTTCGACCGACGGCCACCGCCTATTCTGCGGCAAGATCGACGTTGCAGACGTTGCGCCGTTCGACGGCTGGATCATCCCCCGCGACGCCGTCAAGCGCGCGCTGACAGGCTTTAAAGCGGATCTTATCGGCATAAGCCCG